GAACGTTGATAAGCTTGTAATAATCCTGGCCAATCTCCAGCTTCTTCGAATAACATTCGTTCAGCAGTACGTCCTACAGATTTTTGTGGAGCGTCTTTAAATGATAAAGCTAATAATTCAGATTTATATCCTTTATGAATATTAATACCAGATATAACATCCTTTTCTATGTATCCAGCTTTTATATGATCTTGTCTATCTATTAAAAAACCTTTAGCCCAATCAGTATTTTGATTAATAAAGTTTATCATATTTTTAGCCATCTCCATAGTATTAGACCAAAAAGTTTTTTCAAATGCAGCAAGTATAGATACTGAAAAAGGATACCAAGTAAATTTCCAAGCCATACCAAAAGCATTTTTATAAGAAAATCCTTTACGTCTAGCTTTTACAACAATCATTCCTTGACCGTTTTTTTCAGCTTCTTCTAATTCATGATACCAATAATAATCCATATCTAAAAATTTAGGGAAGGTATCTATTTTTCTAGACCTTCCCCCATCTTCTACAGTAGCCAATATTCTACCATAATTTAAATATGCATAATGTTCTCCAGTTATACGAACACCTCCTATAGTACGTCCTTCTTTACATCTTTTTTCTTCTCTATCCCAAAACTCTTTATGTTCTGAAGTACCTTCTGGAGCATGTGTATATACTTTATGTTTTAAATAATATCTTGAAACCTCACTAAAAAGATCTGTATTTATAAATTTTAAATATTCCTGACCTGTATGTATTACAGGATTATTTTTATATTTATCTAAATTTTCCCAAGGTTGTGCTATTATTATATCCGAATTAGGCATTCTTTTTTACTTTCTCTAATGATCTACCACCAAAGTAAGCACCTATAACCGTAATAAGAACTAGTTGTAATAAGTCAGTCCATTTTTCTTCTACATGAAATTGAACTACTCCAGCATCAATGAATATCATTAAAACTGTAGAAAGAACTAGAAAGGCTAAAACTAATGGCCTTATATTTTTTGACAACCAAGAATCAGATTTCATATCAGCAGTCCATCTATTTGATATTTCTTTTTCTAATGTATTTTGATATGAAACAACTAATTCTTTTACTTTTTGTTCTGCTTCTAATTTTTCTTCTTTTGATGTATGTAAATTATCTATAACTCCTCCTACACCTTCTACAAGATCTTTTGTACCCCCACTAAATATTGTACTTAATATATTCATTTTTTTATTTTATTCGTTATTATTATTGATCTAAACTCTGATCATATATATTCTGACGCCAATTACTATATTGATTCTCATAATATGAACGATTATCTATATAATCTTTTGGAATAGTAGGTCGTGGATTACCATAATAATCTAATTTATTTCTTCCTGGATACATTGATCTAACTTTAAATGGATCGCTATGTTCTTGCCCAGGTACTGCAGAATATTTAAATCTATCTTCAAATGGGACTTGTACACTTTGTCCTCCAACATCAACCCAAGCAGATGTTTGTTTATCGCCAACTTTAGAAGCACCTCTAATTCTTGGCCATTTCCATTTTCTTCCACCCTTATTTGGATCATATATTTCTTCTCTAGTTCTTTCTACATCAAATCTGTTCACATCAAAGATATTATGTCTTGGAGGTAATAATGGAATAGGTGTTTCATAAGAAGCTCCTAAACCTCCAACCATTCGTAAATCTCTATCAAGTCCTCCTTTTGTATAATAATCTGGACTTATTAATCTATGTCCAAGATTTTTTAGAGTCGCCAAAGGCCCATCTATTGGATTATATGGATTTTCATAACCACCTTTATAATCTCCTCCTATTGTATATTCTCCCGTAAATGGTATTAAAGGATGTATTTTAGATTTTGCTTGATTATAATAACCTTTGCCTCCGCCAAAATTCCATCCTGCTTGTCTTCCAAAAAATCCTGCAGTTGGATCAGTTGTAATCTCTTCTCCTTTTTGACTCCATCTTTCAAATTGAGGTAAAATAGTATTAACAACAGGACTCGTTGCGAAATTTTCCCATGCCTTTGTTATTCCTGGATAATTTCTTCTAAATTTAGAATTAAATCCATATGGTTGATTTAATATTTTTTGTGTACCAGGAACCTTCATCATATTAAGAGAACCAGCGATTCCACCACCAAACCAAGGTATCATATCTAAAGCTTTCATTTCTCTTACTGGATCTGTTCCTTCACCTGGTGTTATATGAGCAAATGGACTAAGTGAATATGGACTAGTTATTCCGAACATTGTTTGAGGATGAATACCCATTATAGCTGCTTTTTGTCCTAAATCCATATCACTATAATTAGGCATTTTCATACCCATAAAGTTAGTACTTCCTAAGAACGTACTACGCAAAGGATTATAATTAAATCCAGGATTTGTTCCTGTTGCTAAATTCATTCCAGCTGTAAGAGGACTCATTAATCTTGTAAGAGCATCAGGTACTTCTCCTTTTACAGGAATATGCAATCTATATGGTTCTGTTGTTGGATCTAATCTTTTTCTATATCCTTTCTGGCCATCTTCGCCAAATCCTTTCTGAGCTAGTCTGCTGTATTTATTTCTTTTATTCCATTGATCAGAATCCCAATTTTCTGTCCACAATCTTTTCTTTGTTGGTTCAAATGGAGTAGTCTTTGTTTTAAGAACACCTCCCCATGGATTTGGATTCCATTTTACTTTTTCTTGATATGCTCTATTCGTTAAATCACCTTTTTGATTTTCTTGACGAACAATAGGAGCTTTCCAAGTTTCTGTACCAAATATATTTTTCTTATATTTAGGAGCTCCATATTTATCCCAATTATATTGAAGAGGTAATTCATTTTCAGATCTTCCCCAATCATCCATACTAGGATAAGGAACTTCTTTAGTACTTATATTAACATCTCTACTAGAAGGTCTAAATATATTACCAATTTGAGCAGATACTTTACCTAATCCAGTTCTTTGTTGAGGATAAGTATCTCCCGCATTAGGATCACCTCTAGAAAATAAATTTTGATATAATTCGTCTTCTTCTTCCATTTATCTTATTCCCCCTAATTTACTGTTGTTTATTCTATTTATTTTAGCTTGTGTTTTACGATATTCTTTAATTTTAACTAATTCAGCACATTTTTCATACTCTTCTAAATCACAATAATATTCTATAACACTATCTATATCTTTATTAGATGGATTAAATATATCAGCATAAGGTAACCACATACCTTGATCATCACTACTATTTATTAATCTTTTAATAGATATTTTATTTGTTAATACTCTATAAGCATTATGCATAGATACATCTAACATTTCAAGATCATTTTGATATTGATTCATTTCTTTACTCATAATATATCTTTACTTTCTATTAATGTATATGAAAAACTATTCCCCCACACATCCCTAGCTGTCTGACATATTTCTAAAAATGAAAACCAATCATCATTAGATGCTATTACTTGACAACCTGCTGACCACTTATTTACATAAGTAGATTTTTTACCTTCCAAAGCAGTTGCTCTATGAATATTGATTCCGAATACACCTGTATCACAAGATGATTCATCAAATTCATATTTATCGTTTCTATTATTATCTCTATATACTGTTACATTTTTCTTTTGTCCTAATGCTAAATATTTACCCCCATGTAATCTTAATTTATGAGAACCTCTATATTGTCCTGGTTTTAAAACAGCACAACCTATTTTATCTATCCAAGGATTTTCCATCCAATCATCACCTGGATCTGTAGTACAATCATATTCATGATATTTCCAATCTCCTTTTTTATCTTTATAAGATATAGTTATTGTATCATCAAATAAATTAGTAACTTTACTACCTGTATCACAATTTCTAATACCTATGATATTTACATCATAGTTATCTCCTGTAAAATATTTATATCCTAATCTTTCTACAGTATCTTTTATTTGCTCTTTAGTATATTTATTTGTCATCATTTTTTTTAAGATGAGATTATTAATATAACATCTGTTATCCCACTATGTAACCAAACTTCATCATCTTTATTACCTACTGTAATAAAAGCTTGATCACCAAAAGCAATTTCATCAGTTATTGCTTTTATAATTGTTCTATGAGCTCCACTAGTTATAGTAAGATCTACTTGATCATTTAAGTCAGCGGTTGTATCCTGAGTAGTATCTTTAATAGGAGTAAAATATAAACTAAGTACTGTAGCACTTCTAGGAGTAAATCCTCTTAAAGCACTAATAGGATAAGCCACTGACTCATCTATGGTATCTTCTCCATCTCCACTATTAAAATATAATATTTTATACATTATTTTTATGTAGTTCTAAAATAGATATTAATTGTTCTTTAGTATGTAACTCTCTAGCTCTACCATTTTTTCTATAATCAGTTGGATCGTATACTTGTTTAACTTCTCTTATTCTATGACCAGCACTATCATAATATTTTACAATCCATCTTTCTGTAGAATCAATTTTTATTTTTTTAATTGTATTCAAGTAACTCATAATCCTATTTTTTTATATATATTACCTGTCTTTATACAAATATAATCATTTTTTGTCGTAAAAACACGTCTTCTACAGTTTTTATTATGAAAACCTATATAATGTAAAAATTTAAATCTATCTATTATTTTATTTATCATGTTGGATCTTCTCTATTACCTTTACGTCTTTGACCTCTAAGAGTTCCAGATTTTGTTATTTCTTTTTCTACTTGATCTCTAACTTTTGTTAATGATTCTACAATACCACCAATAGATTTAAGACTATTTGTAATATCAGAAGGCTTATAAATAGGTTTATTTTTATCATCCCTTTCATTAAGATCTACTTCTTCTAAATAATCTGTTAATCTATTAACAGTAGTTAAAGATGCGGTTAGTAATCTCATAGAAGGTGTTATTTGTAATTCTTTATATTTACTTATAGCTTCTTCTACTTCTTGATCGGGTTTATAACTTTCGTCTTTCATAAAATCTTTAGCTACAGTATCTGATACTATAGACATATCTAAAGATAATAAATAAGGAGATTTAAAATCACTTAAATAATAAACGTAAGCTAATTCTTGTAGAGCTTTATCTTTATCTTTACTTTTGTCTCTATCCCATAGAGTTCTAAATTCGGGGATAAGTAAAGCTCTTGGAGATATAGTTACTTTAAAATCTCTTAGATCAAATAAATCCATTAATCTAAATCTGCTTTAATTTCATCTTCATCTAAATTAAGAATCTTAGTATAACTACCGTCTTCGTTTAAATCATCTTCACTTATATTATCTCCGAAGTAAACTCTGACTATAGCTCTTATAGCACTCTTATTTGTAGAATCAATTACTATTGTTACAGAATATTCTGTAGTAGTTGTTGTATAATTATCCATTTACTTTTGCAAAAATACTAATTTCTCTAAATACATGATAAACTCCTCCTTTATATGATACAGGAATATTTCCATGAGGAGGTAATAAAATCTTATCTCCTTCTTTTAAATTAACCACTTCTGGTCCTATAGCTAAAATTTCTCCAACTATATCTTTTCTCATTTGAGCTGCAGTTTCTTCATTAACAATAATACCAGCTTCTGTTTCTGTTTTTGGTAGTTCAACATTTACTAATATATTGTCACGTACCATTTCTATTTCTTTCATTTTAAAATTCTTTAGTTTCTAATTCGTATCCATCCCATTTACCCATAGGACATGTTTTTCCTGGAGAATAAACATTTGCTGGAAATGCGCAACCACATTGACCACATTTGTATGTATTACCATCCCACATACTTTCATCAGCTACAGTATTTGTAGGAGATGTGTGTAGTATTTTTTTCTCATTTTGTGTACCATCAGGTTTTCTTATTATTTGATTAACTAATTTAAAAAATCCAGATGTTACTAATTCTGGACATTCTTTACATATATTAGCTCTTTCTCTTGCTATGTTTTCTATTTTTGGATCTACACTACCTTTATGCTCACTAAAAGCATTTAAATAATTAGACCATCCGTCTTTAATATTTTTAAATATACTCATCGAATTTACCTTTTTTAATTTCTTCTACCATTTCTTTGAATTGATCTTTAGTCCAGATACTAAATCCTTCATCTTCTCCTCCTAATACAACATTATCTACATCTTTATGAATATTTATTGCAGGACAAGTTTTACAAGTTTTACAAAATACAATATTAATACCTCTTGATGAATCTAGATTCCTATCTATATCATAATAATATTTACTTTTTTTTGTTGTCATCTTCTATATTTTTTAAAGTTGTTAATACATCATTTGCTATATGAAAATCATTTACTGAATTTCTCATTCTACTTTCATATTCATCAATACTATCTTCAGCAGCATCATCTATAAGATCCACAATTGATTTAGCAGCTAAAGCTTTTTTAGATTGCCAGTAAGTTATAGCTAAGTCTATAGAATTTTGGTTTAGATTTTTATTTTCTGACATTTATTGCTTTTTTAAGTTTATCTATATTATTATTTTTATCCTTTTTTAATTCATCTATCATCCATTCTAATCTTTTCTTTTTTATCTTAAATCTACCTAGATTCTTTAAATATATATCTGGTAAATCGTCACTCTGCATACATTTTTTTAAAAATTTAAATTGATGACTTATTACAGATTCTACTGCAAATATAGATAAATTTTTTTCTTCTGCCAAATTTTTAATAAACTCTTGCAACTTCCGCATACTGATCTTGTGTATAAACAATCTCTAATCCTTTATATGTTTTAGGTAATTCCATTGTATCTTCTAACTCTAATAACTCCTGTAAAACCATAGATCCTAATGGATTTAATATTAATAAAGAAGCTTTATTATTTTTTTTAGATATTTCTTTTTTACCTAACTTTATAAGTTCATCGAAACCACAATTTGCTGTTTCTTTATTTTTCATTGAATGTAAAATTAAAAGTTAATTCAACTTCTTTCTCCTCTTTTGGTATATTTATACTATCAACAACCTGTAATATACCAGAATCATCTATATATAAAACCCCCTTTCTTTTAAAATACTTTATATAGTTATCTAAATTAGAATTAGATTTAAACATAAAACGTTCCCTTACTAATTTTCTAGCTTGAGTACCAAAACGATCATTATTTGCTATATCTCCATCTAGTTCCATAAAGGCAGATAGTATATCTATTTCTTTCTGAGTTAATGGTTCTGGTAATATAACATTAATTAATTTAAGGTATTGAGGATAGAAGTTTTTTCTACTTATTTTTTGTTTCTTTATACGTTTCATACTGCAAATATATAACAATTATTCGAAACTCCAAAACTTTTTTGATTTTTATTTTGAATACACGACACCTTATCCCCTCCCAATTTTTTGTGTCGTTTGAATTTTCCCAAGAACTTCCGAAGAAGAGATCTCCATGGATCTTTTCTGCTCAATTAAGAACAGTCGTGTTATATAGTATGATTTGTATATAACATAAGACGTAGTAGCCCCGCTTCATATCATTTGTTTTCTTGGCGAGGTGTCCTTCATTAAAAGAAGTGATAGGCAAATATACAACTAATAAATTAAATAAAAAAATAATTAATAAAAAAATTTAAAAATATATATATATATATACGAGATCATAACCCACTATTATCAAAGACTCCCACTCAGTTTTGTGTGGGGATATTCCCCATGTGTAATTTAATTAAAAAGTATTAATTATGAAAGCAAAAGTTTTGTATGTATCACAATCGGGCAAATCTGCATCAGTTGCAGTAGA